TTCAACAGGTAACTATACACTTAACAAACTTATCAGTGGCGACTTTAACAAAGGTGTGCCTTTAGGTAAAGTTACAGTGTTTGCAGGTGAAAGTGGTGCAGGCAAAAGTTTTATTTGTAGTGGTAACCTGATCAGAGAAGCACAAAAGCAAGGTATTTTTTGTGTGCTTATTGATAGTGAAAACGCACTAGACGAACAATGGCTCAAAGCACTTGATGTCGACACCAGTGAAGACAAACTGCTCAAACTAAACGTAGCAATGATAGACGAAGTTGCAAAAATTATCAGCGAATTTATGAAAGACTACAAAGCACAGTTCGCTGACAAAGAAGAAGAAGATCGCCCAAAGGTACTGTTTGTAATTGACAGTTTGGGCATGATGCTAACTCCTACAGATATTGACCAGTTTCAAAAAGGTGATATGAAAGGTGACTTGGGTCGTAAGCCCAAAGCACTTACTGCACTTGTTAGAAATTGTGTAAACATGTTTGGCGACTACAATGTAGGATTGGTAGCAACTAACCATACATATGCATCGCAGGATATGTTTGATCCAGATGATAAGATCAGCGGTGGACAAGGATTTATCTATGCATCAAGTATTGTGGTTGCTATGCGCAAACTCAAGCTCAAAGAAGACGAGGAAGGTAACAAAATTAGCGAAGTACGTGGTATTCGTGCAGCCTGTAAGGTTATGAAAACACGTTTTGCTAAACCCTTTGAAAGTGTACAAATCAAAATTCCATATGAAACTGGTATGAATCCCTACAGTGGTTTTGTTGATTTGTGTGAAAGTACAAACATCTTAAAGAAAACTGGTAACCGTTTGGAATATACAAGTCCAGTTACTGGTGAAGTTGTAACACAATTCCGTAAAGCATGGGAAAGGAATGACGATGGATGCTTGGATCTTATTATGCAAGAATGGGGACAAAAAGACCTTCCGGAGGTAAATATCGAGAACGAACAAATCGAACAAGATATCTTACCTGAGGAAGAAGTAGCCAATGAAAATGAGTGATAGCGAAGTAGCCACGTATGTTGATATGTGGCTATCAATGAAGTCTTATATTCCAGCAAAAGACCGTGACATAGCCTGTGAAAAGTTTCTAGCAGTTGTAAATGAAGGAATTTGCGATCTGTCAGAAGTAGGCGACGAATGGTTTGGATTTGATTCAACACTTGACAGAGTACTAAAGGACAGTTATTATGAAGATGCATATGACGATATCGACGAGGACTCTGATGAATATGATGATTGGTAATGAGCTGGTTTAACAAAATAAGACAAGATATAGCTAACATTGTTCCTGCAATTGATTATTTCGAACAGCAACTAGAAGAAGCAAGACTAGAGTGCGGACTCAAAGGTAATGTCGAAAGACACAGTCGTGACATGCCTGGTATAGTTGAATACCGTTTTAATCAATTGCAGGAAATTGAAGCTATATTAGAATATCTCAATATTGAGATGCGTAAAATTCGCAACAAACACTATAGAAAGTATCTAGAAGGATACAACAAAGCACTTTCGAGTAGAGATGCTGAAAAGTATGCTGATGGCGAAGATGAAGTTATTGACCAACAGCACATCATCAATGAAGTAGCACTGGTACGTAACAAGTACATGGGCTTGATAAAAGCCATTGATGCAAAACAATTTCAGATCAATAATATTGTAAAATTACGTGCAGCTGGATTGGAAGATGTTTCCCTATAAATATTATCATGAAAGTAATGGTTTATAGATGGGGAACCAATTTTACACAACAGCAAATTGATCCACTATTAAAAAAATATCAAAATCTAAGCATACAAAAATTTGAAAATGAAAATTTTTTCGATGTATTAGAACTTGCGGGCAATCATAAACAGTGGACAGGACTATACAATAGTAATCATTACGATGTAATATTTTGTATACATTCTTCTTTTGTCTTAGATAATATCATACTTCCAGATAATGTAGAAATTAATAATGTTTATTCAACAAGTAATAATAATATTATTGATCCTATCTATGGCCATGTATCTCAATTCGATTTAAATGAGCATTTTTTTTATACAGATAATATAACATTTAACACTATATCTTTGTTTAAAAAATTTAAATCTATTACAATAAATTATACTGACATAAATTTTTATGGTTTTACAGTAAACAATGGTATTAAAAATAATATAGCTCGAGAAACAAATGAGTAGTTTAGATATTCCGCTGAATAATATAAAAAATATTGCTGTTTGTTTTAGTGGCGAGCCTCGAATGTATAATTTGTGTGCAGATAGTATTAGATATTTTTTCGATTTGCCAGATGTAAATGTAAAATTTTTTGCACATACTTGGAATAGTAATAGTTATAAAGTAGGACAATTTCCAGATATAGTTCTCGAACATGAGGAATATACAATTGATTTTATAAAAGATGATCTAAATCTTTATTATAATTTTGAATTTTTAGAAGTTGAAAAAAAGTTTGAAACAGATAAAAATTGGGATAATATGTTTTACAGTGAAGCTAAAGCCAACTTACAAAAAAGAATTTATGAACAAAGAAATAATATGACGTTTGATATAGTTGTCAAATGTAGATTTGATTTAGCATTTGAACCAGGTTTAAAATTTATTGATGTGTGTGAAATGTCAAAAAGAATTCATCAAAAGACACTTTATACACAGAATTGCTTAATGGCAAATGAATTCTATATTACGAATATAGATGATGTGTTTTATTATGGGTCTAGCTATACAATGGATCTATTACAATCTAATATGTATTGGATTAATAAATCTATATATAATAATTTAGAAAAATACAATTCATTAGACTGTCAATCTAGTCCATTTTTAGATCATAACGGACCAGGTGTACGAATGTTTTTATTTTGTAAGCAAGTAAACATTATACCGCATAACATACCATCATTGATTTATATGATTTATAGAAAAGAACAAATACCTCGAGATCCAGTAGTTGAGTATAAAGAACTTTTTAAAGAAAGTAGAAGAATTTTTTAAAAAAGTTCAAAAAAGTTGTAGAAAAAGGTTGACATAACCAAGAAGTCTTGCTATATTATATATGTAAGTTGAGAAACACGGAGAGATAGATGTTTAGAATTCCTAGTTTTTATGTTGAAGAAGTTACTTTTGAAAACGCATGTCGTACAATGAAAAACCTCGGTAACGGTGACATGCTCGAAGGTATGAACAAGATGCATGATGCATGGGAAGAGCATTGTAAATCCGATGTTGATGATGACGATGAATTTTTTGACCATTGGGTCTACGAAGTGAACGCTTTTAACAAAGTGTTCTCAGATATGAAACCACTTTTTGTTTAACCCTCAGCCTAGAGGAGACGGAGCAAATGACCTGACTATAATCTAAAGCCACTAAAAGCGAGAGTAGGTTCTCCCTGTAAGAATTGAAATCTATGGCTAAGCAAGGTGTTACAGGGTCACCCCAAAGAAGACCGGTTTGGGGTGGAGGCGAGGGGGACGCAGCCCAGGTAAAAAGGCCCGGCACAATTTTTCTAATAGAGGTTAACATGACACCTGAAATGATTACACCAGGTAAGAGCTATAATTGTACTTTTACTGTTAAAAATATTCCACTGGATCGATTTGGACGTCCTGGTGGCATGTATAGTTTGGCAGATTTGCCTGTTGAGAAATACGGCGATTATACCAGTACTGGTACTATTGTTGCTCGAGATTTGAACACCGAATTGTTGGAAGTTCAAGAAAACAATAAAACCTATGTTGTAAAATTTGAAAATGTGGAGAATATCAATGAAGTATGATGAACGTCATGGCGGACCATATGATCGTGGAGGAGCAGACAGCTACTATCGTCGTCCATTTAAGCCTCACTATTTTGTAGGTTCATCTATGCAGTCAGAACAGATTCCTGAGGAATTGATGACCAATGCTGAAATTGAAGCGTATAGTGCTGGCTATAAAGACAACGAAGAAGCAGGCCATTTTAAAGATTGGGGATAATCTTTTTTCAAAAAAAGACGTCTAAAAGGTTGACAATAAGACGTCTTGGTGCTATCATGTATTTGTAAGTTAGAAAAGAGGAGTGAGAAATGGCTTATATTAATGCAAAAGATGTTCAAGCAATTCGTAATGAATTGAAAGCAACATTTCCAAATTTCAAATTTGGTGTTCGTAAGTCAAGCGGCAGCCACGGCGTAGACGTTACTATTAAACAAGGTCCAACTGACTTTAGTGATTGTTTCCGTGGCGATGATGGCTACGCTCAAATCAATCAATATCATACACACATGTATGGTGACCATCAAGCATTTTTTGATAAGGTACACGAGATCATTAAAACTGCTCCTATGCGGGGAGAAGGTTTTCATGCTAACAAAGGTTGGTACGACAACAGTGACGCAATGATTGACTACTTTGATACTGCTTATTACATTCATATGTCAGTGGGCGAATGGAGCAAACCTTATGTGTGTACAGCACAGTTGGAGGCAGCGTAATGTCAATGGGTCATTTAAAAGAAGCTGTTGAATATGAAACATACGAGGAGTATTGTGCTCCTCGTCGTGAGATTGGACTTGGTGTAATACCCGAGTCTTTGTTTAATGCTCTAAAAGAGGAAGAAGAAAATGAGTGCAACTAAAGAATGGTTAATGAATATCGAAGAAAAATGGTGGGATGATGTTGCAG